CGTTGTTCAGAATAACCCAGACCAAGATGGCTATGATAAATATCAAGGTACTTTTACGCACGTGTACATGAGTGGTGATCAAGAATGGGCAAAGATTGATTGGGATTGCTCAATCCATCCATGCACTACACCAATGGAAACCAAGCATCTTATCCCACAATAGGAACCCTGATATAATAATAGTATGGAAAAAGAATTAGATGCAATGATCCTAAAACTAGCAAGTCACTATGATATGAAAATCGAGTGGTGTCCTGTTATGGAGCAGCACAAAGTAACTAAATCAGGAAAGAGCAGAGATTTCTCTTGGGCATCTGATGAGAGTGTAGAGAATTTTTTAGACGAACTAGCACTGTTCTTCGAAGAGAATGAGAATGATGAGTATTGGTTCTAAGGAACTCTGATATAATAATAGTATGAAAGAATTAATCACAGAAGTACTAGGAGGTCTTTTAATATTTGGATGCATGTTCGCTCTCTGGATCCTATTACCAATCGCATTTGGATAACAATTTCATCATAATAAGAGCCAGGCAGGCATTTAATAAATACTACAAACATAACATATACAGCCTGCCTGGCTCTTCATGATACAACCAATATGAATGATAACAATTACGAGTTCATGTACATCGATAGTGATGGCACCGATCAATGGATGGTCATAAGCACTACAGGAGCATCTAACCCACACGACCTAATCAATCTAATATCAGATGAGAGCCCACAGTAAGCCTAATATGAAATCAACATACACCAAGCACGACACCTCACATGGCTCACCATACGATAGAGGAGCAGCAGATAGCCATTACAGTAGGCCATTTGACCCACATTGCTTTGTAGGTACTGGCTCATATAACCCACCACGAATAGACAAGGCCGATATGTCCCTAGAACAGATCACAGCCTATACAGATGGCTACTTTGATACTGAACGACAAAGCCATAAGAAGGTAGTATCAAAGTTCATTCGATAATATAACCATCCGCTCTAGTATAGGTACCGCGCTCTAGATAGAACGGTTTGCTCAGAGAGAGACCCGCTCTGAGAGAACAAGCCATGAGAAAGGTATATATATAGAGAGGCGGAATAGGGCTTTAGATATACCCATGCCATAAAAAAATTTTGTGCGCGCGCGAGAGTCTCTATATATAGCCCCCCTTTCCTTTCTCTCAGCTATATGAATGGCCTCTGTCTCCTTAGAGTGTCCGGGTCGGAGCGGCTTCTATATACAGTACTCTCGGCTCACCCCGAAGGGGTATAAGGAGAATCTAACATTCCTAAGTACCCTTCCTATACACTAATAGGCGGTTATCCTGCCGTAGGCAATCATTCCGGCATCATAGTAATAGGGCGTATCGGATATCTAAGTATCTGAATATCGGAGTACGGGGAGCAGTGCGCATGTGGATAGCTGTAATACTGCGGGAGATTTTTTTGCGCGCCTGCGGCGCGTTGCTGTGTGCGGCCTGCGGCGGGTGGCTTCCTTCCGGAAGGTAGAAGGGAACCCTGATATAATAATAGTATGAAGATAGTTAATATATTATACCTATTGATAGTAGGTTCTGTAATGTTCGGGGTACCTATGATGCACATGCTGCAGACGGAGCAATTTGATATAACGTGCTTTGTCTCTGCGTTTATAGGGTTCTTTATGCTAGGAGTAGGTACTATGATGTATATGATAGCGTGTGTTGAGAGAGCTGACTTTCAGGAAGAGTTTAGTATTAAGAAGAGAGATCTGAGCGAGTAAGGAACCCTGATATAATAATAGTATGATCGATATTAAGTTTAAGTGTGATAAGGCCATTAATAAGAAGCTTCGTTTATTCGATGTAGATAAACGGAAGCTATCATTGTTCCTTAACTACCTTGCTAATGATCTCGTACCTACTCGTAAGTATTGGGAGTATGATGTTAAGATCAAGGGCATTAATGCTCAGAGCTCATCGTACTTCTGGGGCGAAGATGAGATTGAGATAGGCTTGATATCTTTTAATTGTCAGACTAAGCAAGAGAGAAGGGAGTGGTTCCTATCGTCTATCGCTCATGAGTTTAGGCATTGGGTGCAGGCTGTATTGCAGAAGGTACCTGAGAAGAAGATTGCTTACTCAGCTAAGGATCTACAGGAGATGAATGATAACTACCTTAAGAATCCATGTGAGCTTGAATGTCATGAATGGGAGAGGCTAATGGTTAAATTTGATGAGATGGTATAAATAATATTATGCGGGAAGAAGATAGAAGAATTACTGAATCATACCTTAACCAGTCTGCTATTGGTACAATGCAGCAGCGTAATACTAGTAATGACAAGTTTAGACCTGGTGATGATGTAGAGAATTCAAACGTTAATCAGTTCGCTGGCTTGATTGGTAGAGGTAAAGCTAATGCAGGTGGTGTAATGTCAACAGTTGATCTTGCTTCTGATAATGAAGGTGAAGTATATGGCTATATCGATCTTAAGCATGAAGATACTATTAACACTCCATCCAACCCATCAATACTAGTAACAGGTTATGGTAGAGTAAATCTAACTACACTAACGGATAACATCCGGAAAGATCTAGCTGATCTCTCAGAAGCACCTATACTTGCTATCAATGCTAAGATTGCTGATGCAGACTCAGTACTAGTTCATAAAGTAAAAGCGCTTAATCAAGTCATGCAACAAATGGCTACTCCTCAATATAAGCGTAAGATTACACTTGCAAAGCGCGATTAGTAGCATATAATTGTGTATGCAACACTATCAAGGCAAGGTTCATATCGATTGGAAAGACATTGATCAATCTATAGAAGGTATTTTAAAGGAGTTACCTTTAGAGGAGTTCGATACTATTCTCGGCTTAGCACGTGGCGGTATGATACCTGCTACGATCTTAGCTTATAAGACTAAGTGTCACAATCTACAGCAGCTTGGAGTACGTACTCGTGATGTAGATAATATTCAATACTATGGTGCACCTCAATTAGCAGGTAATGTTCTTATTGTTGATGATATTAATGATTCAGGTCTCACGTTCTCGTCTGTAAAAGATTACGTTCAACATCACTTCGATCATGGCGAAATTAAAACAATAACATACGCGTCTCTCATCAGACGGTCGAGTAGCTCGTTCAATGAGGATAATACAGGTCTTGTTGCTGATAATGATTCATGGTATGTCTTCCCCTGGGACTAAATAATTGATTAAATAATTAAGTGAAAGCACGTCCATACTATTTTGAGATTAAAGACATGGTCGCGCAGTTTGTAGCTGCGTTTGACGATATCGTTATAGGTAGGTTCAATAAAGATCGAGAAGAAGAGGACCGTATTAATGTTAGATATCTATATGCACCTAAGCAGCGGGTAATGCATGACATTATTAACTTAAACAAAACAATCACTATACCCGCAGTAGCTGTTTCTGTAGGTAATGTATCTAGAGACTCGACGCGGGTATTTAACAAGATAGACGGCTTCTATTATGGTGCGAATGCTGAGGGCGATAAAGCCGGTCAGATGTACTCACGGCATGTTAAATCACCTATACCTATTAATTTGGAGCTTAACGTATCCATTTTAGCGCGGTATCAGACTGATGTAGACCAGATACTATCTAACTTCGTACCATTCTGTAACCCATATGTTATTATATCTTGGTACCTACCTAAAGCTTTTAACATGGCTGTCGATCAGGAGATTAGATCTGAAGTACTATGGAATGGTAATGTATCAATGAATTACCCTGTTGAGCTAACAGGTACACAAAAAGCTCGTGTGACAGCAGATACAACCTTTACTGTCAAAGGGTGGTTATTCAAAGATGAAGACCAACCAGCCGGAAATATCTTTTATGTAGATCAGAACTTTGTGGCAGAGGATGTTATTACAGAGTATGAATCAATGACCGGCGCTTACTTATCAGGTCACTTAACAGAGTCATTTGAAACATCTGCTTCTCCATATGTTACTGGTCTGTTCGTTAACGGAGTTAGATTGGAAGATCCGCTCGTATATGACACTACACCATCTAATGATCTTGATATTAAGCTGCAAGGCATGAGATTTAACTTACTCGATGGATTAGTATTATCAGCATCAGATACCAGCTCTTTAACAAGCGTCGATGTATTTGATCAGTTCACAAGACAGGGAGCTATATCTGGCCAGTCTATTGACTATACAGTTAATAGTGAGAACTCTATATCTGTAACACTACCTGTATCAGATGACTTTACAGGTACCTTTGCATTTGTACCATATAATAGTGCTGGTTGGGATACATCAGTTAACTCATACCTCTCTGCAACAGCACCAGAAGGTGAAGATGGTAGAGGTGATAAGCCAATATATATAGAATTCCTCTAGTAGGTCCTTTATAATCGTAAAAACAATATTAAATAATTAAGACTATGGCGGATAACGAAAAGAAATCATTTTTCAACTCTAACTTTATGAAGAGTGTAGCTAGCAGATTACCTTATCAGACGCCTAATGCGGAAGATCTTATCGGTAACCTGAACCCGAAGTATACAGAGTTTCAAGATACAGGTGTAAGAAGAACTGAGGCGCTAGCTAATCAGTCAGTGTTTTATAATAACGATTATAACAATGTTGCTGCAGGTCAAGTTAGTAAGGAGGGTCAATATGCTGAACTAGTATATGCTAATATTGAAGAAAATAAGTCAGGTAGATTACGCGACTATCGAATCATGGCATCCTTTGCTGAAATCTCTGATGCTCTTGACGAGATATGTGACCAAGTTATTAACGTAGATGCTAACGGCGATATCATTACATTAAAGCTACGTAATACAGATATACCGGAAGATGATCAACTCCTTATTGAGAAGGAATTCGAAAAATATATTGATTACTTCGCTTTAGAGAGAAAAGGGTTTGAGTACTTTAGACAGATGTTAGTTGAAGGTGAAGTATTCTTCGAGCATATCATTCATAAAGAGCATACTAAAGAAGGTATATTAGGTATCGTACAGTTGCCATCAGATCTTATTGACTCTGTATATGATAATATTCAAAATATGCTCATTAAGGGGTATATTTTACGTAAGCCAGTCTTTGACCCCAATAAGCCTGATAAGGTTGATAAGATGGAGTTTATACCGATGGATACCAATCAGGTAACATACGTTCATTCTGGTATATGGAATCAAGACAAGACATTCCGACTACCATTTATTGAAAACTCTAGAAGGGCTTATAGACAGTTATCGCTTGTTGAAGATAGTATTGTAATCTACCGCCTAGTAAGAGCTCCTGAAAGACTCGTATTCAACGTCGATGTAGGTAACATGGCACCTCCCAAAGCAGAGGCATATCTCAGAAAGCTCATTCAGCAATATTGGTCAAAGAAAACTTTCGATGTTAATCAGGAGGGTGCAGTTCAGAAGTTTAACCCACAGTCAATGCTCGATTCATTCTGGTTTGCTAAGAGAGCTGGTTCAGACGGTACTTCCGTTACACAGTTACAGGGTGGTGCTAACTTAGGTGAGTTGGCAGATCTAATGTACTTCGTTAATAAGCTTTATAAGTCATTAAAAGTACCTACGAACAGGCTTAATCCTGAGGCAGGTGTTTCAGATGGTAACGAGATACTACGTGACGAACTCAAGTTTGCTAAGTTTATTATTAGACTACAGCAGCAGTTTGCAGCTGGTCTTAAGAATGGCTTTTTAACACATCTCGAGCTTAAAGGTACCAAGGACAAATATGGTATTAAAGAGCAGAATATACATTTCGAATTTAATGTACCAACAAACTTCTTTGAATTAAGAGAGAATCAGAAGCTTGAGATGAAAGCTGCTAACTACAACAACTTAGCAGCAAATGAATTTATATCAGCCACATATGGTCAGAAGAAGTATCTTGGCTGGAATGAAAATGATATTAAGGCTAATAGAGAAATGCTACGTAAGGACGCTGAGTTTCAGTGGGAGTTACAGCAGATAGCTGGTGGTGGTCCAAACTGGAAGGACGATCTACAGGCTGCAGGTGATGAAATGGGCGGTGAAATGCCTGGTCTCGGTGGCGGTACGCCTCCAGGTGTAGCACCCGACTTTGGTGGATCACCAGCTGATACAGGTGCTGAGCCTGAAGCTGCAGCTGAACCTGAAGCCGCGGCTGAGGGTGGTGACGATACCGGTCCCGCCGAACCTGCTGTTTAAATAATACAGGCTATTATCACTGCTGCCATATATTTATCCAGGTTACGCGTGTAATGTCCATGTATATACCTAAATATTATTAATGGCAAAGTGTGACATAAAACCGGTTTCAGCATTTCAGAGTACTAATCTTAGCAGTAAGATCGATACGTTTAATGAACTAAGCGATAGAATTCTTAATACTTTAGGGTATCCCTTTATTAATATAGAGATTCATCGCGATAGTCTTTATACTAATATTCAAATCGCTGTTGAGATGTTTACAAAGTTTGCTGGGTACACACAAGAGTATCTATTGTTTGACAGTGATTTATATGTCATGAACCAAGGCATCAAATTAGACCACTTATTTACAATTAATACAAAGGGTACATTCGGTCAAGAGTATTTAGATGGTGTAAAGTCTCCAGATTTTACTAATAGAATTGAGAATAGTCCGACTAATGCTACATATATAGCAGCATCAGCTATATCATCAACCGAATTCACTACTAGCAGTGCACTATCAACGGTATTCACCGAAGGTAATAATTTATCTGCAAATGACGTCATTGATGGTACTATATATGATAAGATTATTGAAGACTTACCATCTCTGAGTAGTTCATTCATAGTACAGCCTGTCAAGTCCTTTAGTATATTAGGTTCTGTGTCAGGGGCCGATTCTCCTAATGCTGATACATCATACTTCAATAGCTATGATTACGATGTAATGGATTATAGAAAGGTTATAGCTGTACAGGACTTTGAAGAAGGTTCATCATCAGGTGTGAATCAACTATTTACAATCGAACAAACAATGGCTCAGCAAACATACTTCAGTTATGCTATGGGTAGTTATGGATTTGATTTGATTAGTTGGTATGTCCTTAAGGATTGGATGGAGATGCGAGAGAAGCTCCTAGCTACAAAACGTAGTTATACATTTGATGACCGTACTCAGATGTTGAGAATGTACCCTCAACCACGTGCCGGTAGTGGTTCTGCAGAAAGATTTTATGGTGTTGTGATGTGCTCTGTCGAGAGACCTGTAAGAGATGTGATTAAAGAGCACTGGGTATATCAATATTCATTAGCGTTAACTAAAATTACAGTTGCGAATATTCGAGGTAAATATGGTACAGTGACTTTATTTGGTGGTGGTAGCTTAAACTCTTCTGATCTTATGACACAAGGATTGGCAGAAAAAGCTAGCTTAGAGTCTATGCTATATGAAGGCGCGCCTGGTTTAGGTGATAACGAGCCACCTATGTTCTTTGTAGGTTAATGAATAATGAAGCAGGTTACAATTATCTAGATACCTCCTATACAGGTACTAGCGCAGCTTATCTATCTGGTATCGGTGATAATGACCCTTATAATGTCTTTAGAATTATTGGTGATAGTGATAGAGGTGTCGCAAAGTCTACTACAGCCGGTGAGACTGGCCCGTTCGTCTAGAGGATGAAAAAGAATAAAAAATATAGACAAGGTATATATAAGCCCATTAACGGAAAGAAATATGCAGGTGGTTCTGATCCTGTATATAGATCTAGCTGGGAGTTAAAATTCTTTAAATGGGCTGATTCTAATAGCAGAGTACTTAAATGGGGTAGTGAGAGTATTATTGTACCTTACGTTAGTCCGTTAGATGGTAAAGTACATAGATACTTTGTGGATAATTTTATAGTGTTTCTTAATAGAGATAATAAGCCTACAAAGTATCTTATTGAAATAAAACCTAGTAAGTCTGTATCTAAACCAACAACGCATGGTAATAAAAAGAAGGCAACGTTGATTTACGAGCAGCGAACCTGGGTAGTAAATCAAGCTAAATGGGATGCAGCTAAACGATGGTCAGATCAAAAAGGCTTTGAATTTCTTATTTTAACAGAAAAAGAATTAGGTATACGGTAAGTTTACTATAAATTTAACATTTAGTGTAGAAAAGTTGTACGTTCACTATAAATAATTGGTATATATGGGATTAAATCTAATAGTCGAAACACCAGCTCCACGTGAGTCATTCGAATATGTCGTCGAGGAAGGCTCTACCAAAGGTAAGCAAAACCTCTTTATTAAAGGCCCTTATATGATGGCTGAAGACGTTAACCGTAACAAGCGTATTTACTCTCTCGATGAGATGAAGGACGAAGTAACACGGTACGAAGAAGAGATGGTCAAGCCTGGTAGAGCAATGGGAGAACTTAACCACCCATCAACTGCTGATGTAGATTTAGAAAGAGCATGTCATATTGTAACCGAAATGTCTCGTGACGGTAACGTATTCTACGGTAAGAGTAAAGTACTTTCAACACCAACGGGCTTAATTGTAAGAAGCCTTATTAATGATGGTGTAAGAGTCGGTATGAGCTCTAGAGCCTTAGGTCAACTAATACCTGAAAATAATCAAGACGGTATTAACCGCGTTAAGGACTTTAAACTGGTAGCAATCGACTGTGTTGCTGATCCTTCCTTCCCAAAAGCTTTTGTTAATGGTATTCTTGAAAGTAAACAATACGTACTTAACCAGTACGGTCAGTTTGAAGAAGACTACGATAATTTCGAAAAGACTATCGCGACTATGCCTCTTAAGAACACAGATGCGTTTTTGAGAGAGAACATGCTAAAATTTATTAAAGGTCTGTAAATTACTATGAGCCAACCAAACATTAAAAAAGAGATCGTTAAGTTCATTGATAAAGTCATCAATAAGGACTATAAAGACGCTAATTCTCATTTAAATAAGGCAATTAGTGGGAAAATTAAGACTAAAATGATAAATAATAATACAACAATCTTTTAACCTATGCAAAACATTTCCGACATTTTAAGAGAAGCAACAAACGGTCAAATCGACGAAGTCGTTTTAACTGATATTGAAAATGCATTCAGTTCCCGCTTAGAAGAAAAAGCTAAGCTACACGTTGATAAAGCCCTGCTTGAGCAGGACGAGCTTTACTCAGCTAAACTCGAGCAACTCTTAGAAGCTATCGATGCAGATCATTCTGCTAAATTAGATAAAGTTGTTAAAGCTATCGATAACGATAGAGTAGCAAAGCTTAAAGCTGTTGTTACAAAGTATGAAAATACCTTAAACGAAGATGCCGAAGTATTTAAAGCTGAATTGGTTGAGTCCATTTCCGAATACCTCGATGCATTTTTAGAAGAATCTATACCAACTGCTGAAATTAAAGAAGCAGTTAAGAACAAGAAAGCAATTACTGTACTTGAAGGCTTACGCCAGCACTTAGCAGTAGATAGCGCTCTTGAGAAGGAAAGCATTAAAGATGCTGTTTCCGACGGTAAGAACCAAATTAATGAAGCCAATTTAAGGCTTGAGTCTGCACTTCAAGAGAAAGATGCTGTAATAGAAGAACTTAATAGTATTAAGTCAAATCTTCTTATTGAACAGAAAACATCTAAGCTCGACGAAAGAACAAGTAAGTTTGTTAAGAAGATGCTCAATGGTAAGTCCTATGACTATATCGCTGAGAACTTTGACTACACACTGAAGTTATTCGGTAAAAAAGAAGAGAGCAGGCTTGAGAGCCTAAAAACAGAAGCTTTGAAGGATACTTCTAAGTCAGATGTACTCCAGGAGAACGTAGTTGTTGAATCAACCGCTCCTGCTAGTCCGTACATGACTGAACTTAGCAAGTACTAATACCTTTTCTCTGTAGATGTATCTCATGAGTTACCTGGTACGTATTACTCTGTAATATTACGCCTTGGGGTCGAAAAACAAAAAACTTTATATACATTATGTATATAATTTAACGAAAGGAAATTAAAACTATTATGAATTCAATCCGCCCATCACAGGCTTATATTGACGAATCTAGAGCAGCTTCCCTCTTAGAAAAATGGGCACCAGTATTGGACTATTCTTCTAAGTCAGTTGCACCTATCGAAGACAGCCACACTCGCTTAAACACTGCTATGCTTTTGGAGAACCAAGAGTCATGGTGTCTTGAAGAGAGTGGGCCCAACTACGCACCAACCAACGGTAACGTTGCTGGTGACGGTGGTTCTATCGGAACCGGACAGACCACTGGTCGTTCTGCGTTTGGTACCCCTGGTACTGACGAGTACGCTGCTGGTGACTTCCGTCTTCCAAAGATCTTGATTCCTATGATTAGACGAACTTTCCCCGAGTTAATCACTAACGAGATTGTTGGTGTGCAGCCTATGGCAGGTCCTGTTGGACTTGCATTTGCTCTTCGCTATCGCTATTCAGGGGAAACCCTCGGTACTGGTATCGACGGCAAAACAGGCGCTGGTAATACTCCTGATGGTCAGGCTGGAATCCTTGCGGATGCCGCTGGTCAAGAGGCTGGTTATAACTACCTGCAAACTGCATACACTGGTACATCCGCTGAATATCTTTCTGGTACAGGCACTTCTGACTATAACGTCGATAAGCTTATCTCAGAGAGAGACAAGGGTGTAGCTGCTATCCTCAAGAACTTCGAAGTTACTGGAAACATTCCATCCTTTGAAGTATCCTTTGAGAAGACAGCAGTAGAAGCTGGAACTAGACGCCTTGGAGCGCGCTGGTCAGTTGAACTTGAACAGGACCTTAAAAACATGAATGGTATCGACATCGATACTGAATTGACAAACGCTATGTCGTATGAAATTCAGGCCGAGATCGACCGTGAAATGTTGGTTCGTATGATTCAGGTTTCTCTGGACGCGGGTGAAGGTCCTGGTTACTCCATCTGGAGTCCTGCTTCCGCCGATGGTCGTTGGTTAGTAGAGCGTAACCGTGATTTCTACCAGAGATTAATCATCGAAGCTAACCGTATTGCTGTACGTAACCGTCGTGGCGCTGCAAACTTCATTGTTGCAACACCACGCGTCTGCGCTATCCTAGAGATGCTCCCTGAATTCCAGTGGGCACCTGTACAGGGTAACGTTAACACACAGCCTGTCGGAGTAGCTAAGATCGGTAATCTTGGTGGACGTTTCAATGTGTACCGTGATACAAGAACAGATGGTAACAGCATCAATGAATTGAATGCTGAAAAGCCTGAGTATGCCCTATTGGGCTACAAGGGACCTGAGTTCTACGACACTGGTATCATCTATTGTCCGTACATTCCGGTTATGGTTCAGCGCACCATTGGTCCTAACGACTTTGCACCACGCGTAGGCTTGCTTACACGTTACGGAGTTGTTGATAACATCTTTGGAGCTAACCTCTACTACCACACTATTCTCGTTACTGGACTTGGGGTCTCATTTACACCTGCATCTAACAGCGTGTATTTCTAAGACTTAGACACAGTATAAGATAAACAAACTTAAGGGTATCGGCTTTCGCCGATACCCTTTTTTTATGTTAATATGTATTATATAGTTTACTGCTTAGACGTCTTGATATGCACTTTCTTAGGGTCCATCAAAGTACCGGCCATATCATTAGCTACACTTTCATCTGACGCTCTAACGGGATTAATATCAATACCACCTCTACGAGCATATAGACACATTACACCTAACTCAGTAGGTTCGAATGCCTTCATTAAACGCTGGTAAATGCATTCGCAGATCTCTTCATGGAAGTGACACTCATCTCTAAATGAGATAATATACTTCAGTAGCGCAGCTTTATCAACTACATGCTTCGACTTCATACGAATCATTACATCGCCCCAGTCAGGTTGCGACGTTACTCGACAATTACTCTTAAGCAATGCAGAGTGGTACTTAACTTCAACGTCTGTATCACCAACTACTTTACCTTCTTCGAGGAGCTCAGGCGTTTCATTATATACGGTATATACAGCATCTTTATCACATACCTGATCCTCAAGGGTATTATACTCTGCTAGGTCCCATTCATCATGAGCACATACATCATACTGATCGATCGCACCTGGTTCGAAGAAGTTAACAGCTACATCAACTTCAAGCAGCTGACTAAGGTCTGCACTAACTTTAGCTCCAAACTGCGCTACCGCTTCCTCTTGACTGCCTTCAAACTGCGTCATATTAAAGGAGTTGAGGTATAGTTTAATACTCTTACTCTCGACAATATACGGACTATTACAGTCATATACAATCTTTACGACACCTGTAACGGGGCGACCGTTACTTAAAAGAAAGGAACACTCATATGCGTTCCAGGTGTCATGTCCAACGAAGGGTAGATCACCCTCTACGATACCTAAGTACCCTCTATTATTTGACCGAGGTTCCTTAACAAGCAATTCAGGGTCATACTGACTCTTATATTGCGATGTCTGTCCTAAGTGCTTACTAATTCTACTATTATCTAGTTCTTTATTTGCCATAATTCTCTATCTCATTATATACTACTTTCATACGATTTTCAACTGATCCTTTCAATCTAACAACCTTAGTTGAAGCTTCAGCTGAACCTAAAATCTTCTCAAATATACCTACAATCTCTTTTCTAAACTCTACGTCGACGCTTCTCTCCCCATCGTCTACCAATGGGATATCAGGTTCAGTATAGAATATAACATCTATCTTATCAACAAGCTTACGATACAAATACGCCGCATGCTCCAGTACATCTACACTCACCTTACCTTTAGAATGCAAGTACCATGTATAAACAAGACCATCTAATATACATCTATCTAAAATAACGTCTTTATCTTTATATGTAAGATAATTATGCATATGTCGATTTAGAATAGCTAACTGAGTATACTCATCACCATCTTCATTAATAGATAAACCATATGTCTTCTTAACCCACCTAGTCACCTCCGGTTCAAATTCATACGACTCAAACCTTTCATCATCTCTACACCTCTCTAGAAGAGTAGACTTACCTGTACTTTGAGCTCCTGTAAAACTAACTATCATTTTATTGTATAATATTTTTAAATTGCATAACGTTATAGTAGATAGACTCCTTCTGAGTATCAGTTACTTCATGATCGATGAGATCAGCTAACTTAATAGAAGGTTTATCCGTTAACCCTAGATTACCATTATATCGTAGTTCCTTAATACCTGCTACAACAGGATTAGAAGTATCAATCGTTCTAATATTCTTAATATCACCGTAATGACCAAACTCTGAGGCTAACGAGCACCCAAGCAAGTGATGAGGCTTCTGCCAGTTCCAGATACCATCATTGATAAGGTCTCTAATAAACTTCTGCCTACCGGTAGACCAACGTTCTAGCTCCGTACCACCTCTACCTGTTGCGATATAATAACTATAATCAAAGCTGATTGCGATATAGTCAGCATGCCTAGACATATACTGATAACACTCAGCAAGCTCATCATATGTACGGCCCTGTACAACGCCTATTTTTAGGCCAGGTAAATCACTATACTCTTTCGTAAACTTAGAGAAGTCTACCATTGTCTGATAACCGTCTTCAAGTACATCAGGTACAATATAGTATGTAGGTCGTAGCTCTTTAACATACTCAGCAAATTTAACACTATCAAACGCCTCTCCTAATTCAAAGATACTATTATCCAATAGAACTTCTCTGCCGCAAGCTACAGACCGCTTAAAGAACTTTAGATAATCAGGGTGAGTTTCAAATAAATGCACTAAAGCATAATCGTAATCGTTATAAGTAATCGACTCCTCGAGCATAGATAGAGGAGTTTCGTGTGATATCATCTTCGTCATACACCTATTATAACGGCTAAACCGCGTATATCAAGTAAATAATTATATGGCTTTTAGTATACCTGATATTCCAATTCCAGAAATTCCAAGTCTTTGCAACGCATTACCAATTGACGATATAGCTGCAAAACTTACTGATGCGTTGCCTTCGCAGTTAAATGGATTGGCTCCTGATATTAAAGATTTTAAAGTCGATTCAGCTATAGCTTCTATAGCACCAGATATGGAAGCTCTCGTAGGTGATACTGTCAATAATTACAGAGATAAGCTAACTGGGCTGTTACCTGAAGTACCAGACTTCAGTGAGATTCAAAGCGCTGCTACAAATGTCCTTAATGGCGAGATTCCAGATTTAGGTGAAATAAAAACGCTAGCATCAGCAGCCATTTTTGATAAGTTACCAGATGTAGCAAAAGACGCGTTGGGTGCTGTAAATGCTCTTAAAGACCAGAAGTTAGACCTGCGAATTGCAGCTACTGATTTTCTAAAACAGCAAAAAGAATGTGTAACTGCTGATATAACTAAGGTCGCAGAAACCGCTTCATCATTCGGAGACATGCTTGGCGACGTTACTACTAATGTTAGTCAGCTTGCAAATACAGATCTACGTGACTTTAGTGTAGATGTATCATCACTAGATTCGGCTAAAAGTTTAATATCAGAAAACGTGTTAGCAAAAGCCGCTGCAGCATTAAAGGCTGGTGTAACAGTCGCTGAGAGAAAAGAAGCTACATCTGCCGTTTTACAGAATGTATTAGCCAGGGTACCTAGTAAGGGCATTGGTGTCGGTGGTTCGTCAATACCTGGTGTAACCACCACAGGAGTACCTAGCTCGCCAACAAGTATACCCGGAGTCACTACCACTGGCGCACCGAGTGTATCTCCTACCGGTAGTAAAAGTACTTCACCTACACCGCTTTTAACAGCTGCTGCATATCAATTAATACTAGACTTTGAAGTGGGTGGTGGAGCTAATTATTATAACGCCAGGCTCAGCCGACCTACTTGGCCAGGTGTACAGTCTGGCGTTACAATTGGCGTTGGTTACGACTTAGGTTATTATAGTAGGAGTGCCTTTGCACTAGACTGGCGTGACAAGCTAGATCCAGGTGATTTTGCACGTCTAGAACGCACCGTTGGTCTTAAAAAAGGAGCTGCGAAAGCTGCGCTACCTTCAGTAAAAGACATAGTCATACCATGGGCAGCTGCCGAGCAAGTGTATATTAACAATACTGTACCTGTACAAGTTAATAAAACTAAGCGTGCATTTCCTCGTGCGATTGAAACCACAATGGGACCAGGTAAATTAAATGCTGATGCGTTTGGTGCACTGGTATCACTGGTATTTAACCGTGGAGGATCACTAAAGAAAAACAAGTCTGGCTCAAGACAAGAGATGAGAAATATTCATGAAGCTCTCTTAGGTAATATACCTGTAACTGATATCTACGATTATATAGCTACCCAGCTTTCAGATATGAAGAGAATATGGCCTTCAACGCGTGGTTTGCAGAGGAGAAGAGATGCTGAAGCAGCGCTAGTGCTCTCAGCTAAACCGTAAACTATAGCAATGTAACTACTTTCTTTTAAATATTAATATGGAGGAAAAGGATGAGAAAAAGAAGTTCGGTAACTACCTTGGTATCGTTATACAGAATAACGATCCGGATCAGTATGGTAGAGTTAAGGTCTTTATACCGCACCTTACACCTCTTTCAGATCCCTCATGGCTTGATGGTCAGGCAGATAGGAGCATCGATAGTATTTTAGGTGATAATATAAATGGTGATACCTCTCCTATATTAAATGAACTAAAGCAAATCTTACCATGGGCTGAATATGCTGGTCCGCTTGTAGGTGAGAGTGCTACTGGTAGATTTAATAACTACAATGAGACAGGTACTAAGTCATACTCTAATTTCCTTGACACTGTAACACAGGGTACTTCTGGTGCTGACGGTAATGCACCTCATTCTCTTTATGACGAAGAGATTACCTTTCACGATGCTTTTAATACAGCAGAGTTCTACGCAAATAGAACTAATCCACTAACATACAATTATACACCTAACGCTTATAATAATGCTGCTAGAGGTTCATTCTCTATACCTAGCGTAGGTGCACACGTATGGGTATTTTTTAGAGAAGGTAATGTACAATTCCCTGTATATTTCGCTAGTAGTTACGGTCAGGAGGACTGGGCGGGTATTTTCGGTGATAAAGGAGTTAATGATTATCCTGGTACGTACGAAAACCGGTCAGCTGGTACAACGGATGATAATACAGATGCAAATACATATAGAAATAAATATGTAATTAATCAAAAAGGCGGTAACCTAGAGTTTGTAAATACTGACTTAGGTGAAAAGGTCGTGTTAGGTCAATACTCAGGCTCGCATTATGAGATGAATAATCAGGCTACAATCGAGTTAGCAACAGCAAATAAAAATACTCTTGTAGCTAATGATTGCTACGAAACTGTTAATGGTTTTAGAAACGAGTTTACCCAGAAAGATTTTGACGAAATAGTCTTAAGAGACAAATATAAGAAAGTTGGTAACTTAGACAGAGCCTCATTTCAGGAATGGAAAGATATTGTTGGTCCTATTCAGGAGTTTAAGC